ATTACCATTTGGGCTAATTCATCACGAGACATACCTAAGGCATCGGCTGCTGCTTGTTGTTGAATTCTATTACCTGTAGCAAATGCTTCTGTAATTTCAGAATTTTTAGCAATTTCTTCTGAAAGTCCTGCTAAATCATTATCTAATGCTAATTGTCGGGCTTTATCAAGATTTATTTCTTTTCCAGTTAGCATCTGGAATTTTAGTTCATTTTCAATTGAAGATTCAAAATCTAATAATGAACCTGCAATTTTATCTACTTCTTCTAAACTTAAACCTAAAGCTCTAGCCTCAGTAGCGGCTTCAGCTAATAATTGAGGAGACATTCCTAATGACACTACAATTGAAGCAGAAGCAGTAGATATATCATTTAAGACTGCTTTAGCATTAATAGCACTTTTTCTTTGCCTATTAACAGCATTTACAGTTTTTACAGTACTATCTAAAATACCTTCAGTATCTTCTCCTTGTGTTCTAGCTAATAATGATAATTGAGATGCTTCTTTTACTCCTAAACCTAATTGTTTAGTTAAAGTAGTCATTGTAACTAGTGTATCACCCCCAAAATCAGAAATAATACCAGTTTGAGCTGCTAAATCGGTAAATGATTTATTTAAATCTTTTGAAGTAATAAATAACTTTTCTGAGTTGATAGCAGTAAGAGCTATACTATTTTGTAAGTCATAAGCACTTTCATAACTTATACCTAGATTTTTCTGTAGATTGTTTATGTTATTACTACCTTCTAAAGCACCTTTAGCAATAGCTAAAAATGCAGATTCTGTTAATAAAGCAAATTTAGAAGCATTAGAAAGATTATCACTAAGTAGAGCAGCTGCTAATCCTGATTTATCTAGGCTAGTTAGATATTCTTTAGCATTCTCAATAATATTACCTGTTATACCTCTTTGTGCTATTTGTTCAGCATTAATGGCATTAAGATTTGATAACTGTTCTTCCTGGATTCTTAAAGCTTCAAAAAGTTGCTCTTGTTGTTGTTCATCAATAATAACCCCTTCTCTTTTTAAAGCTTCGGCTTTACGTAAAAGGATTTGCCTTTCATTTTGAACTTTATTAATCTCTTTCTCTATTTCTTTAGAGACATTTTGACCTTTTTTAATTTTATTAGCAATTTCATCTTGCTTATTTAAGGCTTTATTAGATCTATCTATAGCTTTAGATAAATCGTTTTGGAAACTTTTAGCAACATTTTTAACTGTATCGGGAAGAAGGTCTAATTGGAGAGCTATATCTTCTTTGATTTTATCTCCTATACCAGTAAATTGAGAATCTAATAAAATAAGTTCTTCTCTTAATTCCCTAATTTGATCGTCTAAAGCCATAATTTATCTATATGTAATAAATATTACTTATAACTACTTTTTGTAGGAATTTTTACAGTTCCATCTGAGTTTATCATGTTAGTAGAATTTGGGTTAGAAGATTCTTTTGATTTTTTCATCATTTCTGATTGTTTATCGTAATGATCTTTAATCTTAGAATAAGTAAATTTTCTTAACCATAAAGGCATTTCATAGACTATAGGCCAAGAATACCCCCCCTGACCATAAAAACAAATTTCATGGATTTGAGTTAAAAAATTTAATCTATATTGTTTAGCCGAGGTTGGCGTCAGGCCAAAAAAAGTTAATCCCAATTGGGAGAGAGATTGACTTGTTTGAAGTAGAGGGAAAAAAAGTTAAATCCACGTCTGGTTGAATTTTTGAAATATGCTCTCTAAATGATCTAGCATCTCGAGCTAAAAAGGCTTGATCAATAAATTCTCGGATTGTTTTGGTTTCTCGATCACCATTAATAGAAGTAATCATATATTTTAAACGAGTAGTTAATTCAGGAGATTCTTCTTTTTTTAATTTTTTTAATCCTTCTAATTCTCTGTCAATTTTAACTTCATCACCTTGAGTTAGAAATTTAAAAGTAATTTCGTTATTTGAAGCTGGGAGTGTGAATGTGAATTCATTTTGTCCTTTAGTATATAAAGATTCATCTAAGGGTTTATTTTCAATTTGAGATAAATCAACAACTTCTTCTACTCCATTATAAGTAAATTTATATTCGGCCCCATATCCTAAAATACGAGCAGCAACCATAATAGCATTCTTGTCACCAATAATTAAATCATTATAATCAAATTTAGTTACAATTAGGGACTTTAATAATTTGTCTAATACGGTTCCGTTTTGAATATAATTTTGATTAGTAAGGATATCTTCTTCCTTAGCAGTCATATATTTAATTTCAATAGTACCGTTTGATAATGGGTGACCTTCAGGATATAATAAACCTTTTGAAGGTAAGTCGATTGTTTCTGTTGGTAAGTTAAAACTCATATTTTTATTTATAACGTTTATCGTGTATACATATTTAATATAAAAAAGAGCTTGACGTTAGCCAAGCTCTCTTTAAAAGTAATTGTTTTTTTTTAGAAGTTCAAGATACAGTAATCTGGTTGAACTGTCATTTGTAAGTTAATAGCAGTATTTTCTGTATCCCAACCGTATTCACCAAAATTAGCTTCAGTAATTAAAGCACCTTTGATAATCCATTCTGATACTACATCACCTACAGGACCTAATACGTTAAATGTCAAATCTTTCTTGTAGAAATCTGAATAACCATCTCTACCAGTTACTGATTCGTGGTGTAGTCTTACCCATTCCATTACTGCTTGTGCACCTGAAGGTGTGATTGGATCAAATAGTGTAAACTGGATAGGACCCCAAGTAGATTTACCTTTAACGAAACGTTGAACGTTAATATGGTTTAAAGCCACTGTGCCTTGACTTAATGTTACAGCACCTACACCTTTAATTGTGTAAGCTGGAAACCCATCAATATACATGATGAATCTATTCGCTTGTTTTGGCTCAAACGCTGTGAAAAATATTTCGTTCGGATCTAATACTGCCATTGTTATCTATTTTATTCTATTATAAATATTCGTTCTTTAAACCTTTATACTGGGAAAGTAGCCCCTGTTGGTAATACATTAAAGTCTAAAATTATAAACTCAGCTGTTTTGGTTGGTTGTAAGTAAATAGCACCAATTAATTGATTTCTATCAATTACATCTGGGGTGTTGTTACTGTCATCCATTACTACTTTAAAAGCGTATAAACCTTGTCTTTGTTGAACAGTTTCTAAATATGGATTTACTGCTGCTAAGAAATTATTTCTTGTAGCTGCTGTATTTTGTTCAAATACTAATGTTTGAGCAACTTGTCCAATATAAGATTTAAGTGAAATCAATAATCTTCTAACATTTACTCTATCTAAAGCACTAGCTTGTTTTTGTAGTGTTTTTTGTCCATATACTACAACTCCTGTTCCAGGGAATGTTGCAATTGGGTTTACATTTTCTTCGTATAAAGTATCTCTATTAGTAGCTGTTAATTGTCTTTCAGCGCGAACTACGTTAGTTAATCCTCCTCTATTGATACCTGCTGGGGCAAACCATGGCTCGCTTACACTGTCGTTAAATGCATAAACTCCTGCGATCATAGTTGAGGCTGGGACCCATGCTCTAGTTCCTAAATCAGGATCTATTGTTTGTAACCAAGGCCAATACATAGTTGCATATGAACTATTTCTTGAAGATGCTTGATTTACAGTTTCTGTAATACTAGTAGAGTACCCATCAGGATCAATCACTAAAATACTATCACCTCTAGTTTGAGTATTATTGATAGCTGTAGTAATCTGAGCTGTATGGTCAGCATTAGTTAAACCTGGAAGGAATAATGAGTTAAATTGGTAATCATCTTGGTTAGATAATAAATTTAACATAGTAGTATAATCACTTCCTACTAAACCTTGTGAATCTGTAGCATTAATATCTTGATACATATTCATTGTTCTACCCGTAGGAATTATATTACCTACACCTCCAGCAAATGAACCATTGTACGAACCCGATCCTACTAATGGAAGTGATCCCGTATATATATCTCGTGCGTTTCCAGCATTATCTAAATAACTTGGGGTTG